ATTATTAAATCAACTTTTTGCCAATTACTTCCAGCTGCTCTTACTTCATTTTCAAACATTTTATCTAGTTGAGCTTTGTCGTATATACAATCTTTAGAGCATGATACTATCATAAATAATAATAAGATAAATAATATTTTTTTCATTATATTTAATTTAATTTTTTAGTAAGAATTTCAGTTATAATATCTTGTACTTCAAATTCAGATTCATTATCAGTATCAAGACAATCAGGAATTAATTCTAATTCTACAAGTTTGTCAGTTATTACAATTGATATATCTCTTATATCATCTTCAGTTAATTTTTTCATTGTGTTTGTGTTTAATTTTTAAATTCATTATTGGATGTATTTCTGTAATACCATGTGTTTTATCAAAAACATAAGGTCCTTCAATTTCAATACTATCTCCTTCTGTTGGAATTATAATTTTATTTTTATAAAACCAACAGATTGGAAATATTGATGGGGCAGCACATACAATTTCACCTACTATACACCCATTTTCATCTTTATGGTTATTTTTAGACAATAAACTTTTATTCTTTATTCTTAATTGAATATGTATATCACCATCAAGATCTGATTCAACTTTTTTAACTCTTCCTACTAAAGTTTTGGAAGAATCTAATAGAACCAATCTTTTAGGGTGATGTACTCTATTACAAGGACAATCTTCCTTTGAGACTAAAGTTAATAATAATAAAATACCTATAACTAATAATGTTAATTTCATATTACAATTATTTATTTATAATTACCCACTACAAGAAGCACACTCTAAAATATTTCTAACAAAACTTTGGGCACTACTTTCACTAAATTGATAGTATAAAGTCTTAATGCCTTCTTCCCAAGCATATAAATATAGTTGATTAATATCTTTAGCTGGTACAGAAGGATGTATTGTTAGATTTAAAGATTGAGCCTGGTCAATAAACTTTTGTCTTTGAGCTGCTTGTAAAATAATTTCTTTAGGAGAAATCTCTAAAAAAGTCTTAAATACATTTTTTGTAGGAAAATCTAAATGTTCTACAGAGCCATTATTCTTTAAAATGCTTTCCCAAATTTCATTAGTATTTAAATTGTATTTTTCTAATTCAGTTACTAAAAAAGGATTTTTATATACAGTTTTAATTTTAGCCAAATCTTTAATAAAATAATTAGATTTAATAGGCTCTATTCCCATACTTACTTGCCCTAAAATAAAAGATGAAGATTTTGTAGGAGCAATTGCAATTAATGTAGTATTTGCAAAACCCTCTCTACTACAAGTATATCCATGAGTATTAAATAAAGATTGACTAGCTTGCTCAGTTCTTTCTTTTAAAGTTTTAAATATCTGATAGTTTAGTTGTTTAGTTTCTAAAGATTCAAACTCAATTAATTTAGATTGTAATAAAGAATGATACCCTAAAACTCCTACACCAATAGCTCTGTGATTTTTTGCAAACCTATAGGCTCTTTTCATACCTGGAAGTACTGAAGACTTTTCTATAAATTCATTTATTACAGCATTTAAAAATAAAGTATAAGTTTCAATAGCATCTGTATCTTTTATTTCATCCCAATGAAGTAGGTTTATAGAACCAATACAACATACAAATGATTCAAAGCTATTTGTAGGAAGCATTATTTCGGAACAAAGATTACTTGCAGTAATTTCTAATCCTAATTCTTTATAAGGAGAATTATTATTAGCATTATCTTTAAACATTAAATAAGGAAACCCAAACTCAGTTCTTTTTTCAATAACTTTAGCCCAGATTTTTCTTTTAGCAGTGTCTCCTTCTTTCATAGACTTTAACCACTCATCTGTAATAGTAATACCAAATTGTAAATTTTGTATAGGATTACCATCACTACCTATTTCTAAAAATTCTTCAATATCTTCGTGTTCTATAGGTAGCCATATTGCACAAGCACCTCTTCTGGATTCTCCTTGTTTACAAGTATCTATTACTGTATCATAAATTTTAGCATAATGAGTTGGCCCATCTGCCTTTCCTCCTGTAGATATAGTAGTACCTCTAGATCTAATATTTCCTAAATAAGCAGATGTTCCTCCACCATATTTAGACATTAAGCCTATTTCTCTTGCAGCATTTAAAATGCTATCTAAAGAGTCATCTACATTAGACCCATAACAAGAAATAGGAAGGCCTTTATTCTTACCAAAATTACTCCATACAGGAGTAGATAAAGAATAAAAGCCTCTTTGCATGTAATTTTCAAACTTATCAGCAAAACCTTCTATTTTAAGAATTTGTTCTGCACTATAAGAAATGTGTTTAATTCTTTCTTCAGGAGTTTCTGTAATGTATCCTCTATTTAAATAAAGTCTACTTTCCTCATTTAACCAGTAATTTTTAGAATAAGTCATCTTCTGTAATTGATTTAGTTTTTTTAGAATAATCTACGCTACGTTTATAAAAAAAGTCCCCTTCTTTTGTTGAAGTTATCTCTACTTCAAACCACATTGTTTTTTCAAGTAAAGTAATATCAGGACTAAAAACAGGACTCATTCCTATTTTTATAAGAGAATTATTAAATCTATTCATAATAAAATGTTGTATAGTTTCTTTAGATAAGAAATCTAACTCTCCTTTTTCAAATATCCAATCAAGTACTTGACACTCAGCTATATATGCTTTTTTACATGCAGAATAAACTAAGTTTTCAAATTCTTCATCAAACCATTCTGGATTTTCTCTTTTAATAATATTAATTATTTCTACACCAAAATTACCATGAACATCTTCTTCTTTACTTGTTGCCTCAACTACATTTGATATACCTTTAAAAAGATTCTTTTCTTTATTAAAAGACATCATAATTAGAAACTGGCTAAATAAAGAAACATGCTCTATAAATAAAGAAAATAAAAGTACACTTTTTGTATACATTTTATTATCCTTACTTCTAGTTCCATCTAAGTATTTAGTAAGATAATTAATTCTATTTTTAATAGCAGGAACTTCTATTAAAGTTTCAAACTCTTTCTGTAAGCCTAAAACATTTAATAATTCAGCATAAGCATCTTTATGTCTTACTTCACTTTCTGCAAAGGTCATACCTACATCTCCAATTTCAGTTTTAGGCATTCTTTTATACATATCTGCCCAAAAAGTTTTAACTTTAACTTCTATTTGAGCAATAGCTAACATTGTTCTTTTTATAGCCTCTCTTTCAGAATCATTAACTTTTATTTTAAAGTCATTTATATCTGAGGTAAAGTTAAATTCTGATTCTAGCCAATAAGAATGTCTAATAGCTTTTTTATATTCTAAAAGTTCAGGATATTCATAAGGTAATATGTTTTCTCTCTTTTTAAAAATATCTTGTTTTTCAAAGATTGTTTCATTTTGATTCATTTTTTTTTGTTAATTTTTAAATATTAATAATAATTTTTTTTAGGAAAAAAAGGGTTGCAAATCTATAAAAAAATTATTAATTATATGATTTTTTCTTTTACAAGAATATCTTTAACTTTTTTAATTAATTCTTCAATAGTACCTGAATTATCTATTGTGTAATTAAACTCTGCAGTATCTAAACTTGTTTCACTTGGATGGTCTAAAAGGTTTATTCCAGGTCTATTTACTCTAATAGTAATACCTTCTCTTTTTTTTATAGCTGTTAGTTCATTACTAAAACGTAAATCCGTTATTATCCAATTAGGATAATAATTTTTATAAGACATATCAGACATTTCATCTAATATTGTATTTGTAGGATTAAATTTAGACACATAATCAGCAAATAATGCATTGCACCATACATTAGTATGTAATCCATTACGCATTGCTTCTGTGCCAAGTTTTTGAAGAAACTCTCTTGAAGTCATTTCTACCCAATGTTCTCTTCCTTGCCATTCTGTGGGATAACACCATTCTCTACCAAGAGCTTTTTTTTTAAACTCTTGGTCTTCAAACTTTTCTATAGGAATACCAGTAAGAAGAGAAGCTATTTCTTTTACTTTACCTGCAAACTTTTTTATTTCCCAATCGCAATATTTTTGTTTAAAGTTTTTACAATAAGACTCAAAATCATCTTGAGAATCAGGGTGTGAATACCCTCCTTTATCTTTATCTGTTAAATATTGTATTATTTTACCAACAATATCTTTTCCTGAACCTGATTTACCACTTAATGCTAAAATCATAATGATATATTTTTATTATTACAATACAAAACTACTACATTATCTTTTTTAATAGTACATTTATAATATTCTTCTTGATGAATTTTAAGTTTGTCAATATTAAAAGGTTTTGTTATTATTTGCATACCAGATTTAGTCTCTAATTCAGGCAAAATAGTTTCATTTCCTGGAAAAATATCTTTAAAAATTTTTCTTATTTTAAATAAACTTGTTAAGGATAAATTATTAAAATACAAGTTAATAACATAAAAATTTAAAGTAGGTTTCATATTTTCAATAGACGTTAAAAATATATCAGAATAATCTAAATCTTTATTTTGAAACTTATTAGAAAGAGTTTCTACCATTTTATATCCTAATTGTTTTTTAGAATAAGAACCTAATTTAATGTATACAGTTCCATTAAATATGTTTGCTAGTCTTTTCATTTCATCATAATAAAAAAATAATTCATTTAAATTATTAATTATATAATGTTTTATTAAGTTATTATTTTTTTCATAAGGCTGATCTAAATTATCATTTTTATAGATAATTATTTCAAAAAAATATCCAGGTTGAAACTGGAGTATTGGTAAAATTTTATTTAAGTTATCAATCATTTTATTGAGTTTGAGTTAATAATGTTTCTAATTCTTTTTTAATTAAAAAAAGATTATCAAATATTTCTATACTATTATTATTATAAATTATTGATAATTTCTTTTCTAAGCTTTTACTATTGTTTACATCAATAAGTGCTGCACTAATTGCTTGTTGTTTGTTTAAACCAATATTAATATATTTAGATATTAATTCTTCTGTTGTGTATTCTAGCATAGTTTTAAATTAAAATAAAAAAAGTTTGTAAACTTAAAGACATAGTATCTTTAAGCTTACAAACTAAATAAATAAATAATATTAATTAAACAGTAAACCTATTTAATGTATTCTAAGAGTAAACCTGTTATTTTATATTTAAAAAATACGTTACAAAGTTTTTTTATGTAATTTATTCTTTAATTTTCTTAGTATTTCTTGGTTTTCTAAAAGTATTTGGTTTTTTACTTGGTGTATTTTTTTCTAACTCAGAAGTTACTTCTGTTTTAGTAATTTGTGGAGTTATGATTTTTTTTGATAACTCTATAATTTTGTTTTCTAATTTAAGGTTTTCTTCATAAGAATTAGCTAATTTAAAAACTAATCTATTTACTTCATTTTCTACAGTTTTAAGTGTTTTCTTATTGAAAAAATACTTATAAAGTAAAATAATTGTAAAACATAAAGTAATACCTTCACTTAGAATAAATAATTTAATTAAATTGTTCATATAATTTGATTTTTATAATTTAGTTTACAAATATACAATGTTTTTAACAAATAAAACTTTTTAAATTTAAATTAAATGTTAAAAGTTTCAAATTTTGAAGTAGCAGGAGATTCAGTAATAATATATCCTATTCTATTAATATAATGTAAACCAGAGCTTATTATTAGTTCATCTCCTTCATCAATTAATGTCCATACATGTTGTCTAGGATAGTTTTTAACAAAATCAAATTCTTCCCCAAAAGTTTCATACATACAACCATTAAAAGGATAATCCTCAATATTGTTTACATTATTTTTTAAATGAATTTGGTTTAGTTGCGGAGTATAAGCAGAATAAAAATCTGTATTATTTGTTTGATAATTGTGACTCATTTTTATTAATTAAAATAATTTTATCTCTTTGTAATTTTTCTTGAATTATTTCTAATAATGCATTAGAACCTAAAAATTTAACAACATCTGAAGGGTCTTTTTCCCTCATAAAAGAAGGATTGTTAATATAATTTAATCTAGTATCAATTTCTAGGGTTAATAATCTAGAAAATCTCTTACCAGCTTCATCATTATTTAAATAAACATAAACAACTTCAAATTTATTAAATAAATCATTTATAATTGGTAATAAAATTTTATAACTATTTTCACTTGCTAAATTAAATGCATCAAACCCTAAACTATCTAAACACATAGTGTCCTTTAAAGAAGAAGTAATAAAACAAACATTAGTTTTATACTCTAATTTAGTATAACCCTCTAGAATAGCTTTAATAGTCCTCCATTTTTGCATAGGATTACCTAAAGGATTGTATAATTTAAATAATTCATCATTATTATAATAACCAAATATAGGATTAAATTTGCTAGAAGAATAATTAATAACATCATTCTTTAATACATACTTAATAGGTTTAATTTCAAATCTATTTAAAGTATTTAAATTAATTTGAAATTGATTCCAGTAATTTAATTCATAATCTTCAAAAGATTTAATAATACCAGTATATTTAGACTTTTGTTCCATTACAGGTTTTTTTTCTAAAATTAAAAGAGGAGCTTTTTGGTGCTCCCCTTTAATTTTAGTTAAAAAATTACCTTTAACTTTATTACTATACTTTAAATCTAAATTTATTTTATTTATACTAGACTTTCTATCACTTAAATTATACAGTTTATTTACATATTCAATACAATCTAAGTGAGTAGGATTAAATGCCCAGTCCATAAATAAAAGAGTATCATTTCTTTCTGTAAAATAACATTTAGGAGTTTTATCATTTCTTAATGGATTTTTAAAACTAGTTTTTAAGTCAAAACTTCCAAAATAATGCCTAAATATTTCATACTGTTGATCTAAAGCATATATCATAATAAAGTTTAATTAAAATGCAAATGGATTATCTGCTAATGTACTAGATTGAGTTTGAGAAGAAGTATTTGCTTTTATTTCTTCAGGATTAAATTCTTCTAAAGTTTCAGATATTGGAGCAATGTTACCAGAAAATCCACCATACTCTCCCATTAAAGCATCTATAATTTCTTTTGCACCTTTTCTATTAGGATTATCTCTCATAAATGCTTTAGAATAGATTTCCATATCATAGTAAGTATTGTTATCTACTTGTCTACTTTTAATACCACAATATACTTTAATAGTTTTATTATCTAAAACTAATTTTTGCAAATCAGCAAAATCTCCTTTAAATAAATTTTCTATTGGTAAGAAAATTTGAGGAGTATCTCCATCTTTCAAAGTATATTTAGATAAATCAGTTTCCCAATTCATAAGTTTAACAAAAAACTCAACTACTGTATCTTCTCCTTTAACACATTTTCTTGCATTTTCAGTATAATACCAAGTTTTGTTTTTATTCAAAACAGACAAATCTTCTACATATGTAGCAAAACCTTGACCATTTATCATTTTAGTTTTGCCAGATCTAGCAACATCATATCTACCTTCTAACCAAAAAGTTACTTTAGTTTTTACATCTACTGCAGGAAGCAAACCCCAAATATCTATTCTTAAAGACTTTACTTCTTGTCCTTCAACATTTTTAGTAGTTAAATATTGTGGCTCAGAAGTTATTTGTCTATTAAGAAAAGCACCCAAATCTTTTCCATTTGGGTTTACCATAATAGGTTGAAAAGATCCTACACCATAATATTTTTTAATTGCAGGAGTACTACTAGCTGTTTTTACGTTATTATTCATATAAATTTATATTATTTGTTTAAATTGTTAATTATTAAATAAAAATTTGATTCCAAAAAGTTACAAGTTCATCTTTCTCATTAAGTTCAGAAATTTTAAACTCTTTATTTCTTAAATGTTTACTTCTAGATCCGCCTATTACATCATCTGTATGAGTAAAAGATAGTATATTACTATTTTTATTTTCAGGGTCTCTATACATATATCCAATTGCATCTACTCTTAAAGCTAATAAATCTTTGAGTTTACCTTCTAAATTTAATTCTTTAATAGTTTGACCAGATGAAGTTACTGATTTGTCAGACACATGCCCTACAACTATTAAAGTTTTACAGAACTTTGTAAAAAATTCCATAATTTTAAATAAAGCTTCTCTTTTATATACTTGACCTTTACCATAAGCTAACTTATCTACATCAAAATCAAGAGATTCATTTTTATTTTCTTCTCTATTGTAAGATCTTACTGCTAACTGATTAAGAACTTTTTCTTTTAATGAAGTAACTGTATCAATAATAATATAATCATACTGAGGTTTTTGCTCAGAAAAAGCTTGTATAATTGTATCAAACTCATTGAGATTAGTCATATTAACTTTTGTACATTCATAAAAATCTGCACCACCTTCCATATCTAAAATAAGAGAATTAGATAACTGACTAAGTGCATGGGTTTTACCAGTTTTTTTCTGAGAAAAAATAACCATAGTTCTTGGATTAACTACAGTTGGTTGTTGGGGTTTTGTGGGTAATAAAAAATTTTCTTTACTCATTTAAAATTTGATTTTTTTTATTTATAAAATTTGTAATTGCTAAACTATTTTTAGGTTCAGGTAAAGATTCAAAATTAAATCCTTTTGGATTAAAAAAGATAGGTTCAGCCACACCTGTTCTTCCAAACCTATTCTTACACATATGAATAGATCTAAAACAATCTTCTAACCCATGAGATTTATCTGATTCTAAAATTTGATAACCATAATAATTGTTTAGTTTGTGTTTGTAAGGAGAAAATAATCCTAAAATAACTTGATAAGATCTAGCTACTTTTATATTATCTCCTAATTTTTGTGGCTCAGGTTCTAATCTACCTGCTTTAAAGTGATTTAAATCTCCTGCAGCCATTTGTTGTTGTTGAACACAACATATATGCCAGTTCCAATGTTTAGACATTTGTTTTCTAGCATATGAATTAACCATTCTGTCTATACTACCAGACAAATCCAATGGTATTCCTAAATCATTTTTTTCAGGTTCTAGAATGTTTACATTATCTATAACTACTGCTACAATTTCATTAGAATTATTAGGTTCATAATGACTATAAACCTCTATTGGACCATCTTTAGTTTCAATTGTTTTGTTTATATGTTTGCCTCTAGAATAAGATAAATTCCTACATTGTTTATAAATACCTGTGGGATTTGATGTGCGGTCATCAAATATTATAAATTTTTTAACTAAGTTAAAATAATCTTGAATTATATTAGATTCTATTAACTTAATAGTTTCTTCATCTAAAGGATTAATTCTTGATAATAATTCATCTTGAGTTTTATTGACATTGTAATATTTAGCTAAAGCATACTGAATAATACTAATCTCAAATTCTTCTACTGATTCTTCTAGACCAAACCAATAACAAACATAATCTAAATCAGATTGGTTTTTTAATGACAATATATAATCTGCTACACTAAATACATAAATATATTTAGCTAAAGAGGTTTTACCAACAGAAGTTTCTGCAGTAATACATACTAATGCTCCAGGAAAAATACCACTAAAATATTTTTTCATACCATTAAAAGGATTGGGAATACAATTAATGTATCCTTCAATAACTTTTTGTTTATTTTCCTTAATTGTTTGTAGAACTTCCATTAGAATATTAATTTATCATTTTTAATAAATACTCCTTTTTGCATTTCTAGTATATTGTCTAAAAGCAAACTTCCACCATTTTTTTCTATAAAGTATTGGGCATCAAGGGAGAAGGCAAGATTTCCATTATCTCTAATGTTTTGATGGTAAAAGTCTACTGCTCTTAAAATTTCATCAAAAGATGTTTTATATTTATTAATAAATACTTCTAGCTTTTTTTTAATTAAAGATTTTGGACTAAAAGATACTTTATTAATACCTAACATAGTTTGAGTAAATTTTTCATAATAATTTTCAACAAAATCATCAGTTATTTCACTTACATATTTTGTTCCGTTAAGTACATTTAAACCTAAATTTGTTATTTCAAAATTAGATAAATCTGTGTTTGATTCATTATTATCAATAAATCGTATTAATCCATTCCTTAATAAAGGGTTTGGAAATTTACATTTAGGATAATTGATTAATAATTTACCTACTGTTTCTTCTGTAATCATTTATAATTTAATCAATTGGTTTGAATAATTTTAAATAACATTTACTCACATTCTTGACAAACTTTTTTGTATTCAAGATTAGCTAAATGTTGAGAGTACAAAGATACAAAAATTTCGTAATTGTTTATCAATGTATCTACATTTTCTTTATTATTTTTTTTATCTAAAATAAATAATTCTGGTAACATACTAAAATTACTTTTTTTATTTCTAAGTAAATTAGCGGTATCCTTCAAATTGTTTTGGGTTGCTTGTAACATAAAATTTATAAATTTCTAAAAAAAACTTCCAATCCATAGAAGCAATGTCTGTTCTACCCATTTTATGTCTTAAAATAAAAGGATTTTTATGTATTAAGTCATTTTTTGGATAATTTTTTTCTAATAATTCTTTGCTTTCATCCCTTAAAACATCCCATTTAGGTCTATTATTTAAATAACCCATTTTGCATTGAATATTTAAAGGTAAAAAAGCTAAATCTATTTTACAACTATCAAGTAAATGAGATGCATTTCTTGAAGTCTTTGCTTTTGGGAAAATATCTCTTAGATCTTTTACAGTTAATTGTTCTAATAGATGTCCCTTTCTTCTTTGTTTATTACTCATTAGTTTTTCATATTTTTTATTTTAAAAGTTATTAATTTTTTTATACTATTTAGCTGCATACCAAGACTCTGCTACATTAGCATCT